GATAATCCTGAAGTAAAAGTAAAAGATGATACTGCAAGAGAAGTAGTATTAGAAGTAAATAGAGTCAATAAAGAGGTCAAAGAGGTGGTGGAGGAAGAGTTAGGCGGAGAGCCTGAAGTTGATAATAGTAGCCAGCCATTTGTGGCTGATATAGAGCCAGTAATTCCATCGGCTCTAACTATAGCATCATTCTCGAAGAAGTCTCCGCAGCAAAAGAAAAAGCCAACTAAGGTTTTAAAGGAGACTAACAATGTCGAGAAGAGCAACGATTCAACCAAATAAAGTAATATCTCATCGTACGGCAGTAACAAATATCACAGGGGTAGATGCAACTCCACCTTCAACTACTCATGCAGACTGGGATAGTTCTTTACGTTATCCAATTATCCGCATATTCGCTCAGATAGCATTTACTGGTGGAACAAATCCGTCTATTGATATTGGTGCTTGGGTTAGGCATGCAGATAACTCAGGAACTCCAGTATATGTAGTGGGTAGAGCACCAAATCCAGATAATAGATGGCAAACAGGTACACTCAGAATTATAGGTAGTACCAAGATAGCGTTTGATATTCTAACAGATACAGATGACTTTTTAGTATTGGCTGAGGCGGTTAATGGAAGTCCAACAGCATGGACTTTAACACTTAATCAGTCTGTGAGGTAAATATGGCAGATGTAAAGCAGGGGTTCTTTGAAACGACAGTACCTAGTGCAGACAGTACTGACAACAATTTGCTTCGGGATGTAGGTGGCAATAAAACAGATGCCGCAGTGGTTGCTGTTGGAACAACGGCCTCACTAATCGCTTACGTTAAAGGTCTTATAGCTATGCTAGGAGCGAATCAAACTCGCTTCCTACCTTCTATGAGTGGGCCAGTTGAGGAAGATGCATTTCAACAGTTTAGAGTAAGTATATTTGATATTGATGGTGGAGCGGTAGCTGCAGATGACATTGATATTGGTAGTATAGTAACTACATTAGAGAAGTCAACAGGTGGAGCGGCTTTTAGTAATGCAGGAATTACTCAACCAGTTTTCGCTAAAGCAGCAGGTGGTATTTCAGTAGCTAATAGGTTTTTAGCAGCGCAGTGGGCAGTTGGAGATGTTTATAAATTAACTACTACAGGAGTAACAGCAACTGTAAATTCACAGACGGTATACATGCCAACCATGACTTGGAGTAACATTGTCCATGAAGTAGCTGAGATTAAAGCTGACATTGACGATATCGATGCCACTCTGGGGCAGCTAGATGATGTGGCAGCGGCAGGAGCGGTAACAGATGCTGACACCGCTATGCAGTATTTGAAGCAAATAATAAATGAAATTAACAGTGGCACTTGGACTAATTTGTCTGGTGGAGCTATCTCCAGTCTTGATGGAGCCTTACAGGTTATAGCGGCGGTATTAAATGTTGATGGTGCTAATACATTTAGTGTTGGGGTAGATGGTAATACTGACACAGATCTAGATGCTATATTCACAGACTTAGCGGCAATAATTGGGGCTAGGTCGACTGCTGCATCAACCGGAGTCGTCACAGCCACAGATACTATTGTAGGCTATCTCAAGCAGGCAGTAACAAATACATTATCACTGGCTGAGGTAGCGGATGGGACAGATGTTTATCCAGCCAGTGTAGCCAATGATTCTCTATTTGCTAAAATACTTGGAGTCGGTAACCCAGCGGACGCTAGCGGGTATGACAATACTACTGATTCATTAAAGGCTCAACGAGAGAATTTTGATGCTGTGGTAGGTGCGTTGGCTACAGCGGCAGCTACAGGATTAGTAACAAGTTCAGACATATTGATGGCTTACATTAAGCAAATAGTGACAAACACGTTATACTTGGCAGAGTTAGCGGATGGCACTGATGCTTACCCAGCCAGTGTAGCAGCCGACTCAATATTTGCTAAGATTATGGGTGTAGGAAATCCAGCGGTTGCTACTGGATATGATAATACAACCGATTCCTTAGAGGCGCAGAGGACTAACTTTGATGCCGTTGTTGGAACTGTAGCTACTGCTGGGACGACAGGAGCGGTGACTTCCTCAGACCTAATAATGGGCTATTTAAAGCAAGTAGTCACGAATACATATCGTCTAACCGAGAATGCTGTAGCTGATACATCTGATCCAGTAGATATGACAACGGAAGTAGCTGATGATACAATTATGGCTAATCTCCTTACTAGGGATGGAAATACCTCTGATTATGATAGAAGATATCACTCACTTGAAGCGATAGCTTTGCAGACAGGACTAATTAGAAAAGGATATGTAACAACAGCAACATCAACACTAGCTTTTACTTCAACAGATTTAGTAGAGCCATTAGCAGGAAAGTACATCGGCTGGTGGGTGACTTGTGAAATAGATGCGGGTGGTGCAGGTGGTGCACCACAAGGCGAATGGAGACAAGTTTCTGCTTCGACTGCAGCAGGTGCGATTACACATCCAGCATTTACAGCCCAAACTGGTGTGGGTGACCTAATGAAATTAGTTCCGCCTGAAGTTTATGAAGCAGTACTCCTTCGAGGTGGGTCGGATACTATTAAAACGGTTACACTTAACCAACAAGCAGAACTAGATATTGCACGAGGAACAAGTGGTGTAGTTACAGTGGATGGTGGGGAAGATGATATTTATAATGAAAGTAGCAATGCTGAGTTTGTCTTACTTCAGTTAGTGGTTGATCTAAACAATATGGCTGAAGGTGATTCAATGTATTTTATAATATATACTACTGAAGATGGTGTTGAGCGTCAAATTAGTGATAATGCTTCATTAACATTTATAGGCGCACAGGCTTATCCTAGAGTTGAGATTGTTAGTTCATCCAACGAGGTTTGGGGAAGAGAAGGTATTCGAATTTGCGCTGTAAAACTTGGTGGAACAAGTAGAGAAGTTACTGCATATTGGCGTGATGGCAAGAGAGGTTTTTAAATGAGAATAGATAATTCGAGAGGAATACATAGGGTATTTGATACTTATAAAACTTTAACTATAAATGGTAATGGAGCTACGCTTGCAGGACTGTTTGTAGTAACAGGTGTAGTATCTATCCATTTGCTTGAAGGTGTAGTTGTTACAGCAGCTTTGGCAGCTGATTTAACAGCTTGTCAATTAGATATCTTTCCTACTGCAGGAGCAGCGGTAATAATGACAAAAACAGCAGGAGCACCGGCTATCAGTAGTTTTGAGGTCGGTTCTCTTATTGGTAAGTACTCAGATGTAGCCCAAATATTGGATGTTAAAAGAGCAAATGTAGCCATGTTCCAAGAAGCAGGTGTAGCTTTACAAGCCATACCATTTGAATTCCATGTGGGTAAGAAGAGCGGAGCTGTTACTACAATTAGGTTTCTTTATACTGCTGGTGCTGATTATGCAGCAGAGACTGGTGCAATAAAATGGCATGCTACCTGGAGTGCAATATCATCTGATGGCTTACTTGTATCGGCATAAGAAGGAGGAATTATGGGTTTAACAGATATTGAATATAATGAAATAAAGAGAAGAGTATCTACACTTGAAGGAAGTATTACTGGAGCTAAGAGAGATGAGGAAAAGTTTACTAAAATGGCTACCGATGCAAAGTTTCGGCAAAAAAGAGATACTGCAATTTTGCAACTCTACGTTAACTTTCTATCAGATGCAGTAAAAGAGTATGAGGATGCTCAGGTAGAGAAGAAACCACTGGAGTAAGTATGCACGGTAAATTAATTTCAACTGAATGTGTCTTTAAGAGTCGTATGTACTCTGGAGAAGTTACGCCAACAACTTTTGATGATATAAGTAGGTATCAACATGCTATAACAGTAGCAGGAGCTACACCTACTAGACTTTCCAGTGGGCTTTGGGTATGGGGTTTTGATGGGAATGACTATATTAGTTTAGGTTCTTCCACTGCTCTACAAGGCTTTACTGCAAAGACGGTCATAATGTGGTATAAAGCAGGTGGTTTTACTGGTACTCCTCGTTATCTTTATTATGGAAGTTACTGGGCTCCGCTTTATGGGGATTTGATTGACTTATTGGCGGGAGGTAACATCATTGACATGGTTATCAAAAACACAGCTGGGACTGCTGTTGGTGGGAGGTTTGACCACGATATAGATACTTGGACACAGTTCGGTTACTGTTGGGATGGAACTACGGTTACTTACTATAAAAATGGGGTAGCTGGAACTGCTGGAGTATCAGCTCCTGATGCCTTTTCGGGAACTTTAGCTTGCTCAGCCTATGACAAAGTTCTGGGATGCAGACAAGAGGTTGGTAGGGATTATTGGTATGATGGTGAGCTTGGTGAAGTTCGCATTTATAGCCGAGCATTATCTGCCGAGGAAATAGCGGATATTTTTGATAAGGATAGAAAGCAATATGGAGTGTAATTATGACAGTTAAAGATTTGGTATTTGAGGAAAGGCGATATACTGGCTCAATAACTCCTACTAGAACATATGATAAATCGAGGCATAATAATCATGGAACATGGAATACAGTTACAGCATTTCAGATAGACAGTGGATTATGGGTTGCGAGTTTAACAGGGGCAGCGACCTCCTATATAGATGTTGGAAATATAGGAGAATCCATTCAATCGGCTTGTCTCTGGCTTTTCCCAGACAATATTATTTCTCAAAGTTTCATGGACTTAGATGGTGGTACACATAGTTTAGAGACAGATGGTAGTGGTGATGTGACTGCAACAGGATGGGCTACACCGACATTTTATGTCAATGCGATAGCAGCAACCAGATTAGTAGTATCCACTTGGAATTTTGTTGTAGTAACTACTGCTACAGCTTTCACAGCCAGTGATTTTGACATAGGTAGAGAAGCAGCCGCTTATTTCGATGGTTATGTGGCTCTTTGCAAATTATTCGGTCATGCTTTGACAGTCGAAGAAATAGTGGATATACTTGAAGAGGAGAAGCCACTGTTTGGAATAGGCAGGTAAATGTGTCAGGTATAGGTGTGTAATGGCAAATAATTATATAACAACTAATGAATTTAAAGCAGCTGGAATACTAGGTATATCGGGAGATGATTATGATTCTAGGATGCTTAAATTAATAGGGGTAGTGAGTAGGCAGGTAGATAATCATTGTGGAAGGTTCTTTTATCCCAAGGTAGATACAAAGTATTTTACAGGGGAGCGGGTATTACTTCAGAGGTATAAGACAGAAGATGAACCAGGTTGGGCGAATATAGGTTGGCTTCCGTTAAGAGGTTCTGAGAGAATTAGACTTCCAGAGGACTTGATTTTTGTAACTACTCTAAAACAAGATACAGATGAGGATAGCACTTATTCAGATACATGGGCAACAACCGACTACGAATTACTGCCTTATGATGCTCAGCCTACAGGAGGAATAGACTATGCTAGACCGTATACAGGTATTGAGGTAAATAAGCGGTCAGATAGTAATTATACAGTATTTAAGTACTCACAGAAGGCATATCAATTAATTGGAACGTGGGGCTATTGTAGTGTAACAGAGGACAGCGGGTTTAATCTCGGAGCAGCAATTATCACAGTTACAGCGACAAGTATAACATTAGATGCAGAGGATTTAGAGGTAGGATTAACTCTTTTAATAGACAGTGAGCAAATGTTTGTTTCAGCAGTAAGCACCACAACAGCAACTGTAGTTAGGGGAGTTAATGGAACTACTGCGGCAACTCATTTAGATGATGCAGATATTTACTATTATAAGTATCCAGCTCCAGTTATGGAAGCTGTAATGATGCAAGCAGCGAGATTGTGGGTTAGACGAACCAGCAGCTTTTCAACTAGCTTTGTTGATACGACTCAGATAACTTCACCGTCTGGATTAGATAAGGATGTTATGGAGTTATTAACTGATCTTAAGAAGACAAGTGCAACTGTTAAGATGAGGGTTCTATAGATGGGTAATGCGATTATTGTAGATTTTGATTCTAGGATAGCGGATGCCAGGCTTAGATCTTTAGTAAGTAAGACTAAAGATCTATCAGAAGTATTTCGGGATTTTGCTAAAGTATATCGTAAGTTTCAAATTGAGTTATTTAGGTCAGGTGGGGCTGATGCTGGGGGTTGGAAACCATTAGCTCCAGCAACTATAGCACGAAAGAGGAAAATGGGGTACCCTTTAGATATATTAATACAGACTAAAACTTTGATGAGGTCTTTAACTACTAAGACATCTTACACGGTAGAGGATATTAGACCAAGAGAAATGACAATAGGTTCATCAGTTCCATATGGTCAGTATCATCAAACAAGCACTAAAAGAATGCCAGCTAGACCACTAATAGTTGTAACAGATGATCTCAGGAGAGATTGGGTTAAGTTATTAGCTAAGCATGTAGGTGATGGGGTATAATGCTTTATTCAATAGAAAATTCTATAACTTTAATTAAGGAGTATTTAGAGGATAATCTAGGGGCAAAGCTAGATGCACTAGATACAGTGTATGGTGATTCTATTACTTTGGAGGATATAGAGGCTTGGTATGTAGCAGAGATACCAGCAGCTCCAGCATATCCTGTGGGGATAATTTTAGGTGAACGGATAGAGACAAGAGAACAGCCAGGGTATGTGGGGTTATTTGAAGTAATATCAGTGGCAGCTTTGGTTACTGATGTAAATGCTGAGACACTTCGTAGACGACTGTATAGGTATATAAGGGCATTTGCAGAGGTAATTGATTCAGGTCAATCAACAATGGGGTTAAATATATTTTTAGATGGAGCAGAGTATTCACCAATGTACTCACAGGCGGGTAGATATCTAGCCGATGCGCATCTGTCGATAAGTATATTAGACTACCAAGATTCTGTTTAGGAGTTAAAAATGGACGAAGATGAAGAGGAAATAGTTACTGAAGAAGAAAGTAATACTGAGGTTGAGGTTGTGCTGGAAGTTGTCCCAGAAGTGATAGTGGTTGCTGAGGTTGAGGTTGTTCCGGAGGTGGTAGTTAAATCAAAATATGTTATGACTGCAGAGGAAAAAGAGTCAAGGTATAAAGAATTTTTAAAGCGAGTTGGAGGAAATAATAATGGCTAATACGATATCAAATGTTTTAGCAGGTGTAGCGACATTGGCTATAAGGGAACCTAATGATGCAATTGCTGAATGGTCAACTACTCAGCAATATGCAGGAAGTTGGTCAGTAAAGTTGTATAAGGGTAATTCAGGAAATGCTGGTAGTACTCATTTGGAGATAGTGCCAACATATAATGCTAGTCGCAATTTAGATGCACTTGTGGCGGATCCTACTGATTATAGTTTTTGGTACTGGTATAGTGCTGTGACAGCTAACTTTGTCCAGTTTGAGCTTAAGTATGAAGATCCTAATTCTGATGGTTGGATTGAGTTGACAGTTGTACCACATCAAAATACTTTGGGAACTGGAGCTTGGCTTCAGAAATCTTTAGCTTTAACAGATTCGATTGGCTATGGTGGAGTTAATGAGTTAGGCACGTCATTTTTTGATTGGGATCTAGGGGATACAATTGCTGAGGCGGTAACTGGACCACTAGCTGGTACTGGCAGTCCGGTTGTAGGTGACTGGGTATTGACTAGGGTTAGGCTTGAGTTATGGGAAGCAACTCCAGAGAGGACAGCCTATGTTGATAGCGTTGAAATTGATGGGACGGTTTATACTGTTGAACCAGGCGGAACGGCAGCGGGAATGTCTTTGAGCAGTCCATTCACGGATGTAGGATATACAGAGGATGGAGTTACAATAGAGTATTCGGCTGAAACTACTGATTTAATGGTTGAAGAGGAAACGCTTCCAATAGGAAGGACTCTTGATAAGGAGTCGGTATCAGTAACATGCAACATGGCAGAAAGTACACTAGCTAATATTGGAAATGCAATGGCGGGTTCGGTAGTATCTGGAAATATACTAACTGTCGGTGCTGGTACTCTCAAAACTATGAATCTGAGGATAGATGGAACTGCTCCAGAAGGATATAAACGGCAAATATTCATACCAAAAGCTACTGCGATTGGTACTGTTGGCATGAGTTATCGTAAAGGAAGCAAGACTATTGTTCCGGTAACGTTTCAAGCATTGAAAGCATCTGGTAGCTCGGCACTATTAATAGTAGACAATGCAGCTTAAATAAGTAAGAAAGGTAATAGCTAAAATGGGTGAAAGAACTGAAGAGGAAAGGGTTGCTCAGGCACCCTTTCCAGTAATATTAGGAGGGCAAGAGTATCAAATAAAGCCCTTAGTGATACGTGATTCCAGAGTATGGCGTAAGGGGATAGTATCCATATTTACTACACTTCCATCAATGTTAAAAGCATTAGATGATTCAACAAGGTTTGGTGAAGTAATAACTAAAATGTTGGTAACACAACCAGATCAAGTAGTGGATCTATTCTTCGAGTATGCTAAAGATTTAGACAGACAGGAAATAGAGGCTGTTACAACAGATTCTGAGTTGGCGATTGCGTTTGAGAAGGTGATTGAAGTAGCGTTCCCTTTAGCAGAGAGCCTTCCAAAAGCGATGGAGAGGCTAAACTCTCAATAGGAGGGGCGTTTGAATACTTTATGGTTGAATGGCATGTAACTCCAGACTATATAATTAACAATTGGACAGATGAGCTATTACAGCTTATGATATATAAACTAGAAGAAAGAAAAGAACGTGAGAGTGACATAACAAAGGAGTTACCTCCTAAGCAGCAGAGAGAAGTAATTTCCGATACAGAGTTATTTTCACGTTCTTCTAATTTAATAAAGTGGGATAAGAAAATTGGCGATTAGTGTAAAGGATATTTTATTAAAGATAGGCATAGATGTATCTCAATTTGATAGTGGGATGACAGATGTGACTAACAAATTAAAAAAGCATCAAAAAGCAATAGGGCTTGGTATGATTGCTTTGGGTGGTGTGATATTAGCCGGATTTGGAATGAGTGCAAAAGCAGCAGCAGATTTTGGATCGGCTATGCATGAAGTTAATACAATGATGGGATTGACACGAGATGAGTTTGCAGCATTCTCAAAAGACATTCAGAATTTAGCTTCAGATTTAGGGGTGGATGCAGTTGATTCGGCAAAAGCTTTGTACCAGGCAATATCAGCAGGAGTTCCAAAAGAAAATGCAATTGAGTTTTTAACAATTGCAACTAAGGCAGCTATAGCAGGTGTAACATCTACAGAAGTAGCGGTGGATGGTCTAACCACAGTAATTAATGCTTTTAAGTTAACTATGTCTGATGCCCAGAAGGTAGCTGACATTATGTTCACAACTGTCAAGGGAGGTAAAACCACTTTTGAAGAATTATCTGCGGCTCTGTTTAATGTGGCACCAATAGCAGCAGCGGCAGGAGTATCTTTTGAAGAGGTAGCAGCGGCACTGGCTTCAATTACAAAACAAGGTGTTCCAACATCGGTAGCTACTACTCAGTTAAGGGCAGCTATCCAGGCAGTAACGGCCCCAACGGAAAGACAGACAAAAATGATTGAAGAATTAGGCCTTGAGTTTGGTACTGCGGCTTTAGAAGCTAAGGGATTGCAAGGAATGTTTGATGACATAGCAAGGGCAGCAGATGGAGACATGGCGGTACTGAGAAGATTAGTTATGTCGGTTGAGGCTGTGCAGGCTATTTTAGCACTAACTGGTAAGAATTCTGAAGTATTTACTGCGGATCTTAAAGCCATGACAGAAGCAGAAGGAGCGGCAACTGAAGCATTCTTAGAAATGGAAGAAAGTTTAGGAAGGCAAAAAAAGGCAGTAGATAATATAGTAAAGTCAATTACTATTTCTATAGGCAATATTTTAATACCAATTTTAAAAGAAGTATTTGAAACTATAAAGCCAGTAATAGAGTCAATTAAAGAGTGGGTAGAAGTAAACCCAGGCCTTACAAAAACAATAGTATTAGGTGCGGTAGCACTTGGCGCTTTACTTATGGCGTCTGGTTCTTTGCTACGAGTTATGCCAGGAATAATAGCTTTGACAACGGCACTTTCAATTTCAGTTAATTCATTGATATGGCCAATAACATTACTTGTGGCGGCTATTGGGGCTGTTGTAATTGCTTTGGGTTTTATGAAAGCTACTCAAGGTATTACCAAGCTTTCAGCAGAAGACCTTGCAAGAGTATTGAAAGATGCCAGAGTCAAGCTAGAAGAATTAAAAGATGCTGGCAAAGGTGCAAGTGATGAAGCTGAGTCATTACGAAAAAGAATAGTGTCACTTACCTCTGCTCTTAAAGATCTTAACGTAGTTGTAGGCGATTCGGGAGAGATAGAAAAAGATTGGCAGGATCTTTTCAGCAAACGTGAAGAAGCCATCTCCAGGGTTGAGAGGGCGGAAAGGCGACTATCGAATACAACAGGTTTAACTCAAGAAATGCTAAAGACCTGGGAAAGAGAATGGCGGAAGGCTACTCTTGAACTTTTGAATATTGAAACTGCCCTAGCTGATCAGGTAGTAAGTACAGAAGACCTTGCAGAGGCGTATAGAAATACTACTCCTGAACAAAAGAAATTCCTTGACGTTTTAGTAATGGAAAAATTTGAGTTGGGGCTAACGACAAAGGCTCACAAAGCTCATGTAGATGAGATTAAAAAGCAAGCGGAGGGCCTAACTAAAAAGTTAAAAGATGAAGCAAAGAAACAATTGGATGATAAGATAAAGTCATTAGAAGCTGAAGAGAAGGCTGTAAATGATACTTATAACAACGAAGTTGAGGCGATTACAAAAAAGTATGGTGCAGCAAAAGATTCGTCAAGGACACTAATTGATTTAGCTTATGATGTTAGGGATGCAAGGATACAAGCTATAGAAGATGAAATGGTGAAGGCGAGAACTGCACATGAAGATAGAGTATGGCAAATAAATGAGCAGTATAGGTTGTCTGTAAGTGATGCAGAAAGGTCAATACAGAATGAGATAGATGCAATAGATCAGCAGACTAAAAGGGAAGAGTTGGCAATTACTAGATTAGCGGAATCTAATAGGACATCTGAGTTAGAAGCTGCTATTTTAGCAGCAGGGACAGCAGAAGAATCGGCGGAGTTACAAGAGGAGCTAGCAGAGCACGTTGCTAGGGTAAAGCGTAATGAATTATTAAGAAGTAGGGAAGATGAAAAACAATATCTAAGAGATCAAATACGTGAGTTACGTGAAGGAACAAGTGCACAGGCGAAAGAACTAGAAAAGGCAAGGGCTAGAAAACTTGAGGAAGAGGATGTCTTCTATTCTGGTTTAGAAAAGATAAGGATTGCAGCGGCATTAGTAGAGGAAGCAGCAGCAGAGGCAGAGTTAGCGGCGAGTATTGTTAGGCTAGAGATAGAAAGAGATAAAGAGTTGGCTACAGCTAAGGAGATTCTTGATTCAGCGGTAGCAGATATAGAAGAGAGAAAATTAGTAGCTGAAGGATTTTACTTGGATAATATAGAAAGAATGGATGAGGAGCTAAAGAAGTTTATAGGAGATAATGAAGTTAGGCTAGAAGATGCAGCAGAGTTTGTTAAAAATTTGAATTTAGCATTGGCTGGTATAGATGATGTGGATTATACTGTAACTAGGCATGAAATTACAGAGTATTCTGGAATTGAAGATGTATTACCAGGAGGGGCAGGTGGTCATGGAGCAACATCTAATGTGTCCACATGGAATCCACAAGTATCAAGTAATATGCAGACTAGTCAGTCAGCTTTGCGGTCAGCTTTGCAGTCAATTTCTAATCAGACTGCTAATATTATTGTAGAGTTAGATGGGCAGGTATTAGCACGTGCCATGGGAGAACCTTTGGTTGACTTAATTAGAGTTAAAGCAGGTATCAGGGGAGTATAGTGGCAAATTTAACAGCTGAGATTGATTCAGTGGCAGTTGATATAGATAAGGGAAGTTTCATTGTTGAAAAACGCATAGAGGAGAGGTCGACTGCATCGTTTATTGTGACTGATATTACTGGAGCAGCCACATACTCTAGGGGCATGCTGGTAGAAATATTCGATACAGATCTGTCATCTATATTTGTAGGATACATAGATAAAGCCAGTAGGAAGCGGCAAGGAGCAACAGGCTCTATTTTAAAGCATGGCATAACTTGTATTGATAATCATTATCTTGCTGATAAGAGATTAGTGGTTAAAGCATATACCAGTAAAACATTAGAGTACATAGTGGAAGATATTATGACTGACTACTTAGTTGCCGAGGGTGTCTCAGAAGGGTCTATTCAAACTGGGCCGACTATAGCTGAGGCTATTTTTAATTACGTCAAGGTATCAGATGCTTTCGATGCGCTAAAAGAATTGTCAGGCTTTACATGGTATATTGATGCGGATAAAAAGTTGTATTTTATAAATAGGTCGACTTATTTAGCTACATGGGATCTAGATTCATCAACATATAGGCCAATTAAAGGAAGTGTCACTATAGATGATGGAAATCCATTGTATCGAAATAGACAGTACATTAAGGGTGGAACAGGAGTAACGTCTCAGCAGGTTGGAACATTCACAGGGGATGCGGTAGCTTTAGCTTTTACAGTAGGGTATCCAATTAATTCAGTTCCAACTGTTGCAGTAGTAGATAGGGCTGCACAGACTGTTGGAATAAAAGGAGTGGATACAGGCAAAGATGCTTATTGGAGTAAGGGTGATGCTACGATAGTTTTTACTGTAGCTCCAGAGAATGCAAAAGCAGTGACTATTACATATTATGGGCAGTATCCATTGATTATTAGGGCTGATAATAATACTGCGGTATTAGCTACAGCAGCAATTGATGGTACATCAGGAATTGTAGAGGATGTAATTACAGAGGCATACCATGAGACTAGTGATTCAATGACAGAATCAGCTAGAGGTAAGTTGGCGGTATATTGTAAAAATACAGAGAGATTTAAGTATCGGACAACAGATAAAGGATTAGAGCCAGGGCAAATTCAGAAAATAACTTATTCACCATTTAATTTATCATCTTACGAAATGCTTATAGAATCAGTAACAATTAGTGCTTATGGGGGTAATATTGAGTATTCTGTGGTTTGTCTAACTGGCCCAGTGAACGGAAGTTGGGTTAAATTCTTTTCAAATATATTATCTAGGCAGGAAAAGTCAATTAAGATAGGTGATAGCCTGTTATTGGTCTTATTAGTGGAAAATAATACAGTATTATTGACTGAATCGACTGAGATACTAACTGATGATTTTTCAGATGGATTAACTAATAGGTGGCTTAATTCAGCTCCTATAGATGCAGGAAGTCTATGTAATGTAGAACATGAACTACTTGAGGTCACTGAGTCTACAGCACTTGTCGAGCATCTTACAGAAGATTATGACTGGGGTGATGCTGATGCACTCTATGGTTTTACAACTTGGGCATAGTGGTAAGGAGAGTATGTAATGGAAATTACAGTTAGAAATAAGTTAGAAGTAACTGGCAAAGGTATATTGGTTGCGACTAAAGCCGGAACTAGAAAATTTGATAAAGATGGCAGTATGACTGATCTGGGAGAGATAGTAGAAGTTGTTGAAACTGGTAATATAATATGCAATGAGGGACTACTACTATTAGCAGGGTTTGCCAGGGACGAATCAGCAACTTATGATACAGGCATAACATATTGTGAAATTGGAACAGGTGCAACTGCTCCAGCAGCGGGGGACATTACTTTAACAACTTTTCACCATAGGAATGCAAAAACAAATTCTTCGAGAAGTGATTATGAAGACACATTCTCAACATTCTTTACTGCTGCAGAGTCTACTGCTAACATAAAAGAAGCTTCGGTTTGGGGCGGTGGAGATGCAGCGGCAGGAGAAGCAACAGGACTATTGTTTGCACATTGGTTGGCTGCTTTCGATAATTCTGGCGGTTTATATGACATAACCATAAACTACGTATTAACATTTGCGAGAGGATAGGTGAATTATGACTATAGTAACTGGTCAAGTGATAGAAGCAGCAGATGTAATTCAAATAGGTCGTGGCCTTTTCGGGAATGGTCAAGATGGCGATTCAACAACGGCAGGCGGTGGCGGTGGTGATGCTACCTTTACTAGAGACATGCACTATGATAACTACACTATTGCAGCAGGGGACACTATTAATACAGGTGGATACCGATTATTTGTTTTAAACACTTTCATAAATAATGGTACACTAGAGCGAAATGGTAATAATGGTGGAGTAGGAGCTAATGGTGGAGCTGGTGGAGCAGGAGGAGCAGCAGGGGCAAACTTAAGTAATGCTAGCATATATGGCAGTGCAGTTGGTAAATCAGGAGGAGCAGGTGGTATACCTGATAGTGGTGTAGGAACTGCAGGAACTACTGGGGCTTCGGAAACAGTAGCTCTTGGGGGTAATGGGGTTGCAGGTGGAGCTGGCGGATTAGGTGGAGATGGTGGAGCAGGAGGCGGAGCAGGAGGTGGGGGAACTTCCACTGCAACAAAAGTAGATTTATTTGCTATGCCATTTTTAACTTTACTTCACGAGATTAAAGAAACAGGTGTAAATTATTTCAGGGGATTAAGTGGGGGTGGTAGTGGTGGCGGAGGCGGAGCTGGCATATCAGATGGTAGTAACGGCGGAACTGGTGGAGGCGGAGGCGGTAGTGCTAGTGGCGGTGGTATTGTCGCTATTTATGCTAATATTATAGATAATAATGGAACGATTCAAGCTCTTGGTGGAACTGGTGGAACTGGTGGTGATGGGTCTGATGGAGGAGGTGTAATTGATGCCACAGGTGGAGGTGGTGGCGGCGGAGGAGCAGCAGGAGGGTCAGGTGGAGTTTTAGTTTTAGTATACAATCAAGCAACGTGGACAACTGAGCAAGTCACTGGTGGAGCAGGAGGTGGTGGTGGAACTGGTGGTACTGGTAAAAATGGAGCATCAAATGGAGCAAATGGCAGTGCAGGAAATACAGGATCAACAGGTGAAGTGCATAAGATTTGTTTAGCTGAACCTTCGGTATAGGAGACTATTTATGAGTAGAAGAATTTATATAATACCAAGTATTCGACAAAGTATTTTAGAAAGATATGAGGATTTGTTAAAACAGACAAAAGATAAAAAGTCCTTTATAGAATGTAGAAGAGCAAGGAGCAGTGAAATAAGAGAAGTTAGGCAACTTG